GGTACCGCTGAGCTACGAGATGATTCAGTAACTAATGACAAAATTGCCACTAATGCAGTAGATTCTCGTACTATACTCGCAGGTGCTGTAGGTAATAGTGAACTTGAAGGAAATATTCAAGATTCTAAAATATCTGGAATGTCTTCTTCAAAATTAATTGGACAAGTACAAGATAGCCAAATTAGTTCTCTATCTGCATCTAAAGTAAGCGGAATCCTAAGTACAGATAATATACCTAACTTAAACACTTCCAAAATAACTTCTGGAGTTTTTAATCTTGCAAGAATTCCATCAATTACAGCTGATAAAATTCCAGATTTAGATGCTTCTAAAATAACCACTGGTATCTTTGATGTAGCTCGTATTCCAAGTTTAGATGCTTCTGCATTTACAACTGGTACCTTTGATGCAGCTCGTATTCCAAATCTTTCTACTCAAAAACTAACGACTGGAGTTTTAGCTGTTGCTAGAATGCCTGTATTTCCAGAAGCAGAGATATCTACTAATGCTGTATCTACAGAAAAATTTGCTACAGGAGCAGTTACTGACGCCAAAATAAGCTCATTGCGATCAGTTCGTGGTGGAATTGTTAATAGTGGATTATCTGTTGGCTTTCCTATGACTAAAACATTAGTTACTGGGGGTGGAGGAAGTGGTTTAGTTGCTTTAGGTTTATCAGTTAGTTCTGCAGGTTTTAATGCTGCAGCAGGTAATCACGTTCACGGCCAAGGCGGTTACTCAAATATAAGTACTACTGGAGTTGCTCAGCACACTCACCCTATGTCTTTTGGTAGTCCAGCTTTCCCTACTCAATTAAGCAATGGGCAGTTTGGTGATTCTTCTGCTCATACTGGGCATACTTCAGCTAATGGAAGTCACGTCCATTTTTATTCAGTTATATCAGGTAGTAGTGGACAAAACGCCTCCACACTAAAAGTTAAAAAAGACATATCTGACTATCAAGTTCCAGAAATAAAAAAACTTTTAAATTTACAATTAAAAAGATATAAATACAAAAACCAAGTTAGGTATTTGCAAGAAAGCCTTCATAGAGAATGGATGTACGGATACATTGCTGAAGAGGTAGAAGATCTTGGTTTCAAAGAATTAGTTGGATATAATGAAAAGGGAGAACCTGCTTCTTTAAATTATGGTCTTTTATCAACCTTAGTCCTTGAACTAGTCAAGGTACAACAAACTGAGATAAGCTTAATCAAAGAAAAGATTAAGAGACGGAGAGAAAAATATGATAAATTATCAAGCTAGCTATGAAGTAGGTTCACGACCTGCTATTAAAAAAATTTTTACTGCATCTTCTGGTGAAGAATTTAGTATGGGCATAAACTTTGAAAACACCGAAGATAAAGAAGCCGTTTCAGCAGAATTAATATATGCACATATGAACAATTGCATACAATATATTCAAGATAAATCTGAAACATTAAGACTTATTGCATTAGATGAACCTGTAGGTTCTGAAGCTTGGCCAGCTATCGGTTGGTTTGAACTTTTATGGGCAAACAATGAAATTAATCTTTGGTGGAACTATATTTATTTTAAAAATGAACAACCAAATGCAACTATGGAAATATCTGAAGGTCATTCCCATGGTGAAGATTCAGATCATACTCACGATCCTGAAACAGGGGAAGAAGTCCCTAATGCATGAGGTTAAAGATGGCTCAAGAACTCTTCAGTTTAACGGGCGTTTGCTAGGGGAGTCAACCTCGTGGCGCCGTGGCTCGACACGCTGGATCGAGTTCAAGCTTTACAAAACTGAAAATGGGTCCTATATTCTTTCTCGTATAGGTGTCTCTACAGTCTTTCATTCACCCACCTGTTCTTTAGTTAAGCGTTATGGTTTAAAGGAAGGAATTGTTGATGATCTAAGAGACGATGCTATTCCTTGTGAGGAGTGCAATCCTAGCTTTGATATGCCTATTATATTTCCAGAAACAGATAGAAATTGGGCCCAAGTAAGCGAAGACCCAGAACCAGTATTAGATGCACTTTACAAATACGACTCTGGTGGTGCAAGATACCTTACTAACGTTGCACAAAGGTTGCTTGAAAGAGCAGCCCTGAATGATGAAAAAATAGATTCTATCTATAGAATCGAGATGATCCCTTAAGAAGTTAGGAACAAATGAGCGACAACCAAGTGACGAACGGACTGGGAAACGTAAAACTGCACCTTGTAGATTCTGCAGAAAAAGCGCAGCAATTTATCTCATGGTTAAGTGAAAAAAGACCACACAACGCAATTGCAATTGACACTGAAACAGGTGAATTGCCTGGCGGTAAAAGAGAGCATGCATTGTCTCCTTGGCATGGAAAATTACGCCTTGTTCAAGTAGGAGACGGTATGACTGGCTGGTCTATTCCTTGGGATGAGTGGGGCGGTGTTTTCTATGAAGCAATGAGTAAATTTGATGGACCTGTTGTTTGTCACAACATTGCATTTGAAGCCCGTTGGTTTGATATTCAATCTCGATGGAAGATTCCATGGGAGCGTGCTCATGACACGATGATTATGGCTCACATTATTAATCCTTTAGGTTCTGGTGCGCTAAAGCCTCTCTCTGCTCTTTATGTAGATGGAAAGGCTGTTGCAATGCAAGAAAGTCTTGACCAAGGACTAATTGAGAATGGTTGGACTTGGGGAACTGTTCCAACTAACTACGAGCCTTACTGGGTCTACGGTGCTCTAGATACAGTTTTGACAATGCGTCTTTGGGAACAGTTCTACCAGAAGTGTGGTCCACAAGGACCATACAATCGTGCTTACGAGCTAGAGATGGCAACACGCAAAATTGTTACTCGTATGGAGCTAAATGGTGCTCGCATTGATTTAAATTACTCTAAAAAGAAATTTGATGAACTTATTCAATATTCAGATTCCGTAAAAAATTGGGCATCAAGTACATACAATGGAGTAAGCATTACAAGTAACATTCAACTAGTTCGTCTACTTGAAGGTCTTGGCGCAGATATTACAGAAACAACTCCATCTGGAGCTAAATCTGCTAGCAAAGACCAGCTTCAGCTTTTAATGATTAATGGCAACAGCGATGTTAAAAACCTTGCAGAAAATGTTCTTAAGCAACGCAAGGCTGACAAACTGGCTAACACCTACTTTTCTAACTTTATGGAAAAGTCTATTGATGGCATAGTTCATCCTTCTGTAAAAACATTAGGCGCTCGCACATCTCGTATGTCTATTACAGATCCAGCCTTACAGACTCTTCCTAAAGGAGATGACACTGTTCGCACAGCTTTTATTCCTAGAGAAGAAGGCAATGTAATTATTACCTCTGACTTAGATCAAGTTGAGTTTCGTATGTTTGCATCTTTATCTGAAGATGAAAATCTTATTTCGCTATTTCACAAAGCAGATGCAACTGGTTCTGATCCGTTTACTGAAATTGGTCGTCAGGTTTATCAAGAACCAGATATGCAAAAGTCAGATAAGCGTCGTAACCTAATCAAGGGTGTTGTTTATGGACGACTCTATGGAGCAGGTGTTGCTAAGCAAGCTCTTACTGCTGGAGTTCCAGAGGCGCAAATGCGTTCTGTCTCTGATTCATTTGATGCTAATTATCCAGGTATGGCAGTTTTTCAAAGACAAATTGATAACATAGGACAAACTAGACTTCGCAATGAGGGTCAAGGATATGTCCATACTTGGACTGGTCGTCGCATTCCTTGCGATGAAGACCGCACTTACACTCTTGTTAACTATTTAATCCAAGGTGGAGCAGCAGAAGTTTTTAAATCTAATCTTGTAAAACTTGATCAAGCAGATTTAACAGATCATCTAATTGTTCCAGTACACGATGAAATTGTTCTTGAAGCTCCACGCAAGGATGCTGAAGAGATTAAGCATTTAGTTCGTCAATGTATGACTACAACTGAAGGATGGGCAGTTCCATTAACAGCAGATGTTGACGGTCCACTAGAAAACTGGGGGCAAAAGTACCGATGAAACATGTATTAGCAGTAGATCCAGGCAAAGCAAGCGGAATTATTTTTATGTCTTTAGCTGGACCTGAAGAAACTCCAACAATTATTTATTCTAGTGAATCTCAGCCTGAAGAGTATGGACTGGCATTAAATACATTTATGAATGGTTGGAACCTTTTTGACGACTTTACTGTTGTCTGTGAAAGATTTACCATCAATGCTCAAACTGTTCGTAATTCTCAAGCGCCCTACAGCCTTGAACAAATAGGGGTTTTAAAACATATTTGTAGAGAACACGGATATAACCCAGAAAAGATTGCTATGCAGTCCCCAGCAGATGCCAAAGCAATGTTTCCTAACGAAGCCCTCAAAAAAGTAGGGACTTGGTACGTTGGGGGAGAAGGGCATGCAAATGATGCAATACGACACGCTTTACTTAGGCTGGTTAAAACTGGCTGGAAACCAAGAGTTCTGCTAGACTAATATGCGGTAAGATAAACATCTTCAAAAAAGTTTTAGAACCGCATGTGACATAATGACAGGGAAAAGAGGGTAAGTTGTCTGTAATAGCCGAAGTGGATGCCGATAAAAAGCACATCCTTCTAACTACCGACTGGCGCTATAAAGAGCTCTGTAAGAGCCTTCCAGGGGCTTCCTGGAGCCCTAAGGACCAAGTCTGGAGAGCTCCACTTAGTTGGACTACTTGTCTTGCTTTACGCTCTACATTTAGAGATGGATTGACTATTGGTCCTAACCTTACTGAGTGGGCTACTAATGAGTTAAACACCCGTATTACCCCCTCAAACGCCCTCAGAGAGCTTGAAAGCGCCGACGGGGACGAAGATCTATTTCCTCATCAAAGAGCAGGGGTTCAGTTCCTTAAAACGGCTCGTAGGGCTCTATTGGCAGATGAGCCGGGCTTAGGAAAAACCGCTCAAGCCATTCGTGCTCTTAAGGCTTTACAAGAGTCTGGAGAAGACGTATTTCCAGCCCTAATTGTTTGCCCTAACACTCTTAAAAAGAACTGGGCTAGAGAGTTTGCTAGATGGTGGCCCGGAGGAGTTAAGACTCAAGTAATTAAGGGAAGCTCGGCTCAACGTAAAAAACAATTTGATTCAGATGCAGATGTTTATATTATTAATTGGGAATCTTTACGCTCTCACTCAAGGCTTTCTGGATACGGCTCTATTGCTCTAGTTCACTGCAAAGCTTGTGGCGGTCTTAATGAGGCTGTCACCGAAACTCGTTGCGAAGTGCATCCAAGAGAGTTAAATGCAATTGATTTTAAGGCTGTAGTTGCCGATGAAATTCATAGATCTAAAGATCCTAAATCAAAACAAAGTCGTGCTTTGTGGTCCGCAACAGGTGATGCTGAAATTCGTTTTGCTTTAACTGGTACTCCAATTGCTAACAATGTTGTAGACCTTTGGTCTATTCTTCACTGGCTATCACCTAAAGATTGGCCATCTAAGACAAAATGGATTGATCGAATGATTGACATAATGCTCAATGCTTTTGGTGGAATGATGGTTATTGGCGTTAAACCAATGATGCAAGACGAATTTTATAAATCTGTAAACCCTGTTATGCGTCGTATGCTTAAAAAGGTTGTGCTTCCACATTTACCTCCAGTTATAAATGAACGCAGAGATGTAGAAATGTCTCCTAAGCAAAGAAAAGCTTATGAGCAGATGCGTGACACAATGATTGCTGAGCTTGAGTCTGGTGATGCGCTAACCGCTCCAAGTATTTTAACTCAAACAACTCGATTGCTACAGTTTGCCAGTTCTTACGCCGATATGGTTGTTGATGAATCAAGTGGTGAGTTGAAAACGGTTTTGACAGAACCTTCCTGTAAAGTCGATTCACTGATGGATGACATCAGCAATGGGGACTTTGGAGATGACTCAGTTGCAGTTTGCGCCGTATCTAGACAGCTTATTGAAATTTTAAGTGCTGCCATGACAAAGGCAAAAATCCCTCACGGACTTATTACTGGTGCTCAAAATGAAGATGAGCGTCAAAAGGCAGTAGATGATTTTCAAGAAGGTCGTATTAAGTGGATTCTGTTTACGGCACAGGCTGGTGGAGTAGGTATTACCTTGACTGCAGCCCGACGTTTAGTTATGCTTCAACGACCTTGGTCACTAGTTGACCATAAACAAGCACTAGATCGTGTGCATCGTATTGGAAGTGAAATTCACGACTCAATATTTATTATGGATTATGTAACAGAAGGAACAATTGAAGAAAGAGTTTTACAAGTACTAGAGACAAAATCAGATAACTTCGAACAAATCGTTCGAGACAAAGATCAACTAATGAAGTTGCTCAAGGATGATAAGGCAGGGGCGCTATGAGCGATGTAGTAAGACTTTCAAATTCTGAACTACAAACATTTAAAGATTGTCGCCGTAAATGGTGGCTTGCGTATTACCGCCGTTTGCAACCAAAGTACAGAGATATGACTGGCGCATTAGCTTTTGGTAGTCGTATCCACGCAGCACTCGATGCTCACTACGCTCAAGGTCTTCCACTTATTCAAGCACACGCAGACTTAGTTGAGACAGATCGTCAACTACTTCTTGTTGATTTTCAAGACACTTATCAATTAGAGCAAGAAGCAGAGATGGGTCGCATCATGCTTGAAGGCTATGAGCAGTGGGTTGAAGAAAATGGAATTGATGCAGAACTTGAAATGATTTCTACAGAAGAAACAATTATTGCTCCACTGTTTAATGGAGAAGTTGAGCTACAGGGAAAGCTTGATATGCGAGTTCGTCGCAAAGGCGATGGTGTTCGTATGTTTCGTGACTTTAAAACAGTAGGTGGCTCTCTTAGTGACTTTGCAAACTTAGCTCATATGAATGAGCAAGTAATGACATATATGCTTCTTGAATCAACTAAGGCTGATGAGGCAGAGCGTTCTGAAGGTGGCATTTTTACAATGCTAAAGAAAGTAAAGCGCACAGCAAATGCTCGTCCACCTTTCTACGATCAAGTAGAAATTCGCCATAACATTTTTACAATGCGTTCTTTTTGGAATCGAATCCACGGAACCATCGCTGATCTTATGAATGTTCGTAAAGCTCTTGATACAGGAGCAGAACATACATATGTTGCATATCCACGACCAACTCGTGATTGCAAATGGAAATGCCAATTCTTCGCTATTTGCCCAATGTTTGACGACGGAAGCGCCGCCGAACAAGCAATTAGCGATGCATATGAGGTCGCAGACCCATATGCTTATTACGATACAACTGACAAAAAAGGAAGCGAGTGACGATGAGCGAAATTCAACGCTCTCTTACTGTAATGGTGTATGGAGAGAGCAAGGTTGGTAAATCAAGTCTTGCTGTTACCGCACCTTACCCACGACTCATGCTTGACGTAGAAGGCGGTCACAGATTTTTGCCTATCGTCGTCAAGTATTGGGACCCACTGCGTGAGGAACCACCTCTAGCAGATGGAACATGGGACACTGTTGTAGTCACAGTTCGTGATTACGATACTGTTCTAAAAACATACCAATGGCTTCAACTTGGTAAGCATCATTTCAAGAGTCTTATTATTGACTCTGTATCTGAGCTTCAAGTGAAGTGCTTGGAAAACATTGCTGGTGTTAATCAAATGACACAGCAGCAATGGGGAGAGTTGCTTCGTCATATGGGCGGTCTTTTACGAGACCTCCGTGACTTAACAATGCATCCATCAAATCCGTTAGAAGCGGTTGTATTGACTGCAATGGCTCGTCTTGATAAAGATGGTCGTTATCGTCCATACCTACAAGGTCAGCTTGCAATTCAAGCTCCTTACTTCTACGACATTCTGGGAGCGATTACCGTTGAAGAACGTCATAACCCAGATCCAACTCAACTTCCATACAAAGTTCGTCGTATGTATGTTGAACGCACTAATCAATACGAAGCTGGCGAGCGTGTCCAAGGACGCCTTGGCAAAGTCGTAGAACAAGAAAACATGTCAATTGAAAAAATGCTAGACATTGTTTTTGGACCAAAACAAGCAGCGGCAGCTGAAACAACTACAAAGGAAGAAGGCACTCAGTGAGTTCACGCAATTGGGCAGACCTCATTAAAGACGCTGGTGATTCGGGTAATTACGAACCTCTACCAGACGGCGACTACGATCTCGTAGTCGTGGAAGCCACTGCGACAACATCGCAATCTGGCAAAACCATGTTCAAAGTAAAGGCGCAGGTTGAGGGCGGAGCCCATAACAAGCGTCTTGTATGGGACAACTTAGTTGTCTCACCAGATTCTCCAGCAGCGCTGGGAATCTTGTTTAAGAAGTTCCACGCCATGGGAATTGGTCGTGGCTACTTCGACAACAACCCAACAAATGCTCAAATCGAAGCTGCAATTCTAGGTCGACGATTCCGTGCACAGATTGGTAGTCGTCTTTATAACGGCGCTAAGAAGAACGAAATCAAGAACTATTATCCAAGTGCACAGACAGTTGCTGCAATGAATGGCGAGACAGCCGCTCCAGCACCTGTTGCATCTGCTCCAGCTCCTGCTCCAGCGCCAGCTCCTGCTGCCGCTCCAGCACCTGCTGCAGCTCCAGTCTCACCGTTCTAAGCTGGTTTTGCTAGGTTGCTACCCAACGGTTTTTGTTGGGTAGCAATTTAGTAATCCAAGATAAGGAAATTATGAAAATATTAGTAACTGGATGTACAGCATCTCAGTCATCTCTTAACGCCATAAGTCGTTATCCGACCTTTACTGGTCTTCTTCATAATGCTTTTATTGAATTAGGACATGAAGTTGTTCTTACAAAGCCACACTTTACATACACAAAAGAACATTTAAATCAATACGATGCTATTTTTGTAGGGCTAGCATCTCCATCAAACATATCAGCTCACTACGCACACGGAGCTTTTGCTTTGGCAAATAAGGCAAAGGAGATTGGGAAGCTTCGTTTAATTGTAGATATGCCAGAGCCACAAAAGATTAAAACAACTGTAAGAGATTTTTACACAGGGACAGATGATTTTTATAAAGATTTTTACTCAAAGAGACTTCAATACGACAATGCAGTAAAGCCAGAAAATAAAGAGCAAATTTCTTCTTTTATAGATTACTTACACAATAATAAGTGGGATCAAACATATGTGCCTAGTATGCCTTGGTTTTCTAAGAAAACAGTTGTTGATAGTATTCCTAATTTAGATGAAGAAAACATAGTATCTCTTTGCTTTGATAGAGTTCTAATAGATGCTTCTGAAGACAGAGTTAGCCCTGTACATAAAACTTATTGGTGCGCTGACAACCCTAAATCAGCGTGGACTAAAAAAGTATCTGCAAATTTAAATGTTCCTATTGAATCTATTAGATACAATAATTACACTAAAAAAGATGTAGTTCAAGAAAAAATGCAAAGATCTATCGGTACTTTAATAAGTACCTATCAAGGTGGAGATCCTTGGTGGTCTGTTGCAATCTCACAATCACTTGTAGCAGGTGTTCCTGTTGTTACTGAATGGCGTCATACCGCCGAGCTAGGAGCAGAATGGGCGTATTTACCTTCGACAGTAGAGGAAATGAGTCCAGAGGAAAGAATGCTAATGGCTCAAGCACAGAAAGATTTTTACAGAGAGGCAGTGCCTTCATACGCGGACTCTCTGGAAAAAACAGCGAGAGCTCTGGACAACCAGAGCCAGTTGTCGTTAGTCTAGGCAAAACTGTACGAAAGGACAGCGAGATGGCAAAAGTAAATATGCCGTGGGTCAAAGAACAATTGACCAACAACCGCACTAAAAGGGTTGTTGGCGATCATGTTATTGCCCTACTAGAAAAGTGGGAGGATCTAAAAAACACGGATCCAGACCCAGTTAAGAATGAAGCAAACCTAAGTCAGATTGTTGAACTGTTTGGCAAACTAGCTTTAGGGCATGCAATCATTGCAGAAAACAAAAATGAACGATGGGTGCCAGCGCAATCTGGTCAGATCGTTGTTGCTGATGAAGTCAGAGTCAAGTGGAATGCATTTGATGGCGACATGGGTAAACTACATAATGGACGTCGTGGCAAAGTAGTAAGTATTCGCTACGGAGACATTATTGTAAAAACAACTGATGGCAAAGAGCCTGTACTTGAGGGCTACCACTACACGCCTCAGCAGCTTGAGAAACGAGTTCCATAGTGAACTCAGCAGTTTTTAAGTTTAGAGTTGATGGTAGTGATTATCAAAACATACAAGAAAAAGCTAAAAAAGAACTATGTAATTTTATAGAAGTAGATCTTGAAGAGCTTAGCAAGTATGTTAGCTATGAATTAGAAATAGAACCAAACACAAAAACAACTAGTACCTACTCATATACCGCTTTAGTGACTGCGAGGTTGAAAAATGTCTGACAATATAAATAGCACAGTTCCCCCTGTTAATGAATATATGAAACAGACTTCTGATACCCCGCATCGAGTAGAGGCGCTTCGTGAAGCTGCTCGAATTACTACACAGGATAGAAACGCTAATTATGGCGGACCAGAGGAAAACTTTACAAGAACTGCAAAAATCTGGTCTGTAATTCTTGGACAAGAGATTACAAATGAGCAGGTTGCAATGATGATGGTTGGTTTAAAGATGGCACGCTTTGCTCATGGATCTGGCTTCCAACCAGACACTTGGATAGATATTGCTGGCTACGCAGGATGCGGATATGAAGTAGGAAAAATAGAGTCAGAAAAACTTAAATAGTTTCTTGGAGGGGAACATGTCAGAGCTTGTACCACCATGGATGTATAAACAACCTCTCTGCGCTGAAATAGGCGCAGAGCTGTTTTATATTGAAGATAAAGATGAAGAAGTTGTAGGACAAAGACTTAATGGATATATAGAAGCCAAGAAAATTTGTTCCAAATGTGTCCACATATCTGAGTGTGGCGAATGGGCTATAAAGAATGAAAAGCATGGTTTTTGGGGTGGATACTCTCCAGAAGAAAGAAAGCAAATGCGAGGTAAGCTAAATATAATACTTACAGAAGATATCTCCTTTGCTTCATAAGAGTAGAATATTGTCTTAACTTACTGAAAGTTGGATACATGGCTGCTGAACCAGTTATTAATCCTTTTCCTATTTGCGAAGCTTGCTGGATGGGTGAGCATGCAAAATGGGAGCCTGAGAGTATGGATAAGAGTGGACGCATATTAATGCGTCTAAAGGGCGTAGAGGTCCCTAACAAAGTCAACAATGGTGCGGTAGAGGTATGCGCTATGTGCGGCTCAATAACAATAGCTGGAATTTATGAATTAAAACTAACCAGTGAAGTGTATTTTTCAGAGCAGCGGGATCCTGATTTTGAAGTTAATATTAATCCTGATGAAGACTTTAATTAGGAGTAATAAGTGAAAGACTCTAGACCAGGCGACTTTCTTTGGGAAGAATGGGAAGGTTCTGGGTACGACGCTCAGGTAGATTGTTCAGTTATCTATTACACCTTTGATCATATAGATTTAGAAAATGATTTAGTAAGAAGAGCTTTAGCCTCAGCGTTACAAAGAGATGGGGTAGCTATTTCTTTAGGAGACGGATATAACTTAATAGATAAATGCTTTCCTAATTATGGCTGGACTGGAATAATAGAAGATGAAGAAGATTATGTAGTTTGTGATGAATTAGGTGAAACAGAGTATGGAGAGTTTGTAGATTCCGTCCTTCCTGCAACTTGGATAGAAATATAATTTTTAATAAATATAGTGTTATAGACGATATTTTTATAGTTTATAGTCTAATATAGTAGTATGTGGAAACCAGCAGAAAATCTTAATTGGCAGTCAGAAGCCACCTGTGCAAAGCCTTCTAATAGGTACGCCTTAGATTGGTTCTTTTCTAAAGACTTTAAAGAAAAATATGCAGCTAAAAACATGTGCTTTACATGTCCAGTTAGATCAGAGTGCTTGCAATGGGCGCTAGAGCATCGGCAAATTTGGGGAATTTGGGGTGGAAAAGATGAAGTTGATATTCGCAGAACACTATCTGTTTCTTATAACGGAGAAGAGACAAGACGCCGTAGATTCCCAAACTGCCCTTATTGCACAGCTAGGCCATCTAAGCTTGAAACATCTATAGAAGAACTACCTAATGGTGGTCGTTGGACAACAGCAAAGGTTGTTACTTGCACAGAATGTGGTTTTGCTTGGAGAAGCCGTACTAGCGCAAATGCTGTAGAAGCTTACAAACAAGAAAAGTCAGAAATAAAAAAGACTAAAAAGAAGAAAAAACCTTCTAACTAGTTTTTTCGTCTACAACAGCTTTGGCACACCAATTGTAGTTTTCTTTTAATCTTTCATTGCTTGGGTCTTTAGCAAAAGCTTCTTCAGCGTGTTCTAAAGCTTCACTAAATTTACCTAATCTATAGCAAGCTATAGAAGCATAATCATGTGGAGCTGCTCCCCAAGCCTCTGCTTCACAAAGATACTCTAGAGGTTTTTCTTTTATTTCTATAGCTTCTTTAGCATAATATAAAGAATTTTCCCACTCTTGCCTTGTGTAGTAATACTTAGCAAGATCGACTAAAGCTTCTCTTCTTCCAGGCGCTTGCTCTACAGCTTTTTTAAACCAAATATCTGATTCACTTGGAAGAGATTTTCCAATAAATCTCATGGCTGCCGCTCTTTCTGGTGCCCAAGTTGCAGTAGGAAGGTCTAAATATCTTTTTAATTCTTTTGCTGCTTCTTCATTTTTTCCATAAAAATGTAGCTCTCTTCCATAGTAAAAAGCATTTCTATCGTTATATGGATCTTCTTTAACAGACATAGCTAACAAAGGCAGATATTGAGACCTACTTTTTGTTGGATCTGGATGATGATGAGTTTCAATTTCATCGATCCATCCTTCTATTTGATCTCTTCCATAAACATATAAACATTCATGTACTGGGTGCTTCCAACGATAGTTTTTGCGAGAGTGAATATGGTCGTAACTAAACTCTAATCCAGGACTTCCATCATCATTCCAAGACCAAACATGCTTGTATCTAGGACGAGTAATTCCTTGCTCCCATGCTTTTTGAAGAGGCTCTCTCCAGTTAGGAGTTATTACTTCATCCATATCAAGAGAAATACACATATCAATATCTAGTGGAAGTGCAGCTAAAGCAGCATTTCTTGCGTCGTCAAATCTCCAAGGAGATACTCTAATCTCTACAACATTAATACCGAGCTCTTTTGCTTTTTCTATTGTCCCATCAGTTGAACCAGTGTCTGCAATAAGTAAGTAGTCTGCATCTTTAGCAGAGTTGTACCATTTTTCTACAAACTGAAGTTCGTTTAAAGCTATAGTGTAGATAGCAACCTTCATTGTTTTCCCCTCTTTGTCGCTCATATCCTAGCGTACCTTTCTATACCAAGCTTGGTAATCTTTAAACA